ATGTTGACAAACGGAGAAAGATATTTTGTAAGAACTCTTTTTAAAAATAAAATTTTTCAGTATAATGGTCAAGCATTTGAGGATTTTTTTGTCTCAATTATGACAAAAGCAAATTCAGATTTTCAACCTGTAAAGGCTCATGGAAGTATTGGCGATAAGAAAAATGATGGATATGTAAGCAATACAGGAACTTATTATCAAGTTTATGCACCGGAAGACATTGGCAAAGAAAAGACAGTTTATGATACGGTAAGTAAACTAGAGACAGATTTTATGGGTTTATATGAATATTGGAATGATAAATGCGAAATAAAACAGTATAATTTTGTAGTAAATGATAAGTATGAAGGTTTGTCGGTACCCATTCACAAAAAAGTATTTGAATTAAAATCTAACCCATTATACGCTAATATAGATATCCGTACATTTACAGCAAAGGATTTAGAGAGAGTATTTGGCTCATTGAATGAAATGGACATGCAAGATATAGTTGGGTTTATTCCGGAAGTGTCTATTGGTGTAATAGAGTATGATGCACTGAATGAGGTTGTAAATTATTTAATGAATGCCGAATTACCGGAAGCTTCCGGAGATAAGCTGGTAGTACCGGATTTTACAGAAAAGATTATTTTTAATAATCTGAACAAAGAGATAGAGAATAGACTTATCACTGGCAGCTATCAGGACGGGTTTTTAAATAATTATTTCAATGAGAATCCGGGCTTGAAAGATATTTTACAGAAGAAGTTTAATGCCTTATATGGTCAAGCCTGTGATATTATTGATGATGTTCAGGAAAATGCAGCGGATTGCAGGTGTGTTTATATACTGGAGAATGCAGCACCTAAAAGAACCAATTCAATATTTGGAGCTATTTGGGTTTTGATGGCATATTATTTTTCAACTTGTGATATATTTGAAGAGCCAAAGTAAGACCTACATACTAAGCGGAAAGGATGGGGAAAATGATATTACCAAAAAAGCAATTATCATTAAATGAATCATTTTTTGGATTTGGCGGATTTCTTCTTCAACAATTGTCTGAGCCAATGACGATAGATGAACTTTGGGAATATTATAAAGATTCGTATACGAATAAGAAGTACCCGGTTAAGTTTTCTTTTGACCAATATATTATGACGTTGGACTATTTGTTTATTATTGGAGCAATAAAAAAAGATGAGAAAGGGGTGTTATGCTATGAAGTTGATTAGTTTAAGCGCAAATAAGGAATCGTTCCAGACGGTTAGGTTCAGAGATGGAATTAATATTATTGTTGGAAAGCAGGTCGCACCCCATAATGAGAATGACGGTAATACATATAATGGTGTTGGCAAATCGCTCACACTGCATTTAATTCATTTTTGCCTAGGCTCTAGGAAGATTGGCTCTTTTGAAAAGGTTATTCCTGATTGGGAATTTACACTTAAATTTAAAATTGATGATAAAGAGTACTATTGTAAAAGAGCAACAGATGACCAGAATAAGATTGATTTCAGTGGAGAGATACTTAAGCCAAAGGATGTACAACAGAGATTGCTTGAACTGTGTTTCGGTTTAAAGGAAACGCCAAAGGATATGACATGGACTACATTATTTTCACGATTTGTTAGGAGATATCGTTCATGTTACTCAACATATGATTCATTTTTACCTAAGGAAGGCGAGTATAGCAAAATTTTGAACAATTGTTATTTATTGGGGATTGATAAAGACCTGATTGTTGCTAAAAGAGAACTCAGAGATAAACAGGTTGCGGTAGCGGACACAGAAAAGGCGATTAAAAAGGATCCTGTTTTTCGACAGTACTATCTTGGAAAAAATGATGCTGAATTAGATGTTGCTGATTTAGAATATCGAATCGCTGAATTAAGTAAAGAGATTGGTGCCTTTAAGGTGTCGAACAATTACCATGAGTTAGAAAAGGAAGCAGATGAAAAGAGCTATGAGAAAAAACAGTTAGAAAACAGAAGAATACTTGTGAGCACATATATTAAGAATATAGAAGCTTCGGCAAAGGAAACAGAAGATGTAAAAGCTGAGAAGGTTTTAAAAATATATGAGGCAGCACAAATAGAAATTCCTGAAATGATAAAGAAAAATTTAGAGGAAGTTACCCAATTTCATTGTGAACTATTATCTTCAAGAAATACGCGGCTTCGTAAGGAACTGACAAAACATAAAGCGGAGTTACATGAAATTGATGAAAAAATTGCTATTCTGGGGCAGAGAATGGATGAACTTCTTGATTTTCTAAATTCCCATGGAGCTTTGGAGGAATATGCAGCAATGACTAAGCAGCTATCTTCGCTGCGAAATGAACTGAATAGAATCCATGAGTATCAAAAAATTCTGAAGACGTATAGAGATACAAAGATGAGTATAAAATCCGCAATGATTGAACAGGATATTTCGGCAAATGTGTATCTTGATGAACAGAGCAAGTATTTAGAAAGTATTAGAAATATGTATTGGGAGTATGCTAAGCGCTTTTATCCAAAGAAAAAGAGTGGCTTAGTTATAAAAAATAACTCAGGTGAAAATTTACTCAGGTATACATTGGAAGCGCGAATTGAAGATGATTCTTCTGATGGTGTAAATGAAGTAAGAATGTTCTGCTTTGACTGGTTGATATTAAATTGTCAAGTAAGTAAAATTAAATTTATAGCACATGATAGTAGAATGTATGCTAATATGGATCCAAGACAAAGAGAAACTCTTTTCAGAATAGTGTATGAAACATGCAAGCAAAAAGATTTTCAATATATCTGTTCTATAAATGAGGATGCACTTGAGTCATTTGAGAGTCTGATGGATGCCGAAGAATATAAAAATATCATAAAAGACAATATTATTTTGGAACTTAATGATGATGCTCCGGAAAGCAAATTACTTGGTATTCAAATTGATATGGATTTAGAAGATAAAATTAAAGCTTCGGAGGATATGAACTAATAATGCAAAAAAGCAGATGTGACCATGCCATCTGCTTTTTTCATGCATAGAAGAAAAGAGGATACCGCAGTATCCTCTATCAAACAATCTTCTTAGATATGTTAAGCCCTGTCTCGCTGAACATGAACAGGTAACCGTTCGTTTCAAGAAAAGGACCATACTTACTGTAATAGGCGTTAATACAGTCGACAAGAAACTCCTCCGACACTTCAAGGAACTCCGCCGTCTCATGTATGGAGCGGCAGCCGTGTTTAAATGCCAGCACGAAGAACTGTAGGGGGAGAAGCTTCGAGTAAGCCCACATTCGCGCTCTATGTTCTTGCTTGCGGTTCGATATATTCTCCTGGTCAAGAATATCTCCGGAAGAAGTGTAGTAGTGACCAAGCTCCTCAGCCAGCGTGCAGGTCTTATCAACGGTCGGCATATCCTTCCGTATTGCAATTCGGTTATTATATATTCTGCCGTTGCTTGATTGCAACGGTTTTTCTTTTATAATCAAATCCTCATCGGTGTATTCATTTAATAAATCTTCATAGTTCAATGTAAAATCATCACTTTCTATGCGTGAGTTATCCACATCAACTTACCTCAAATATAGTTTTAGCAATCAATATTAGATGCGATAGCGCAGACTACTCATTTCTTGCAAAAATACAGAAAGCTATATACATAAGAATGGTACTCAGAATTAGAAAAAAGAAAGTCATATATAGGAGTACCATTGCAATGGTATATAGTATCGCACTTATTAATATCAGAGCATTGTTATCTACATAGACAGATATTATGTTAAGAATAACCGCTATTATTGTACATATCAAATGAGGCATAATGTAGGTGAAAGCTAAGTGGACACCAATATTAAAAAAAACACCTGTGCTCTCTTGATATGTGGAGTAAAAAACATATCCTATGTAAATAAGGTAAAGTGTTCCAAGTATAGCGGACATTTTTAAAAGTATTTCTGCAATTTTATAACGTACAGGAAGTTCTTCATTATAATTTTCCATAAAATTTCTCCTTTGTTTAAAATGTTAAAAATCATCACTTTCCATCAGTGCATTATCCGCGTCAATCTGTTCCTGTGTAGCTCTGGGATTCATGTGAGCAGCTTTAAGCACAGGTTTATCATCCTTAACCGGAGCTGATGACGAACCGGATGAGCTGGCAGCAGGCGGGGTATCTCCCTTAATGGTATTAATAAATTTCTTAACCAGATCCCACTCAGCAGGTGTGAGCTGTCCGAGAGCTGTGAATGTGTTAATTACAAATTCATCATCGGAAGCAAGAGCTTTTTTAACGATATCGGCTACACGTTCATCACGGTTCATCTGGACGAACATCGGCAATTCACCAGTCCGCAGCCACTCCTCACGCACGTTGAACTCACGACAGATTGACTTGAACATCTGGTCGGTGACATTATTAATACCATTTTCAATTCGACTTACAGTTTGTTTAGTAACACCGAGCCGCTCACCGAACTTATCGAGCGTGAGCCCAAGAGTTTTTCTCAGCTCTTTTACTCTTTCATTCATTTTTTCAATTCACCTCCTTTTCAATGACAGAGCTTAAACATGGTTTCAAGCTTCGTCCAATCAGCTTCATCGAGAGATGACAGCATTTTTATAAATTTCTTTTTGAAGGAATCGTCTTTTTCAAGCTGAATGGTTTGAATAAAAGAAGCGATTTCATCATCTAGTGTTTTCTGCACGAACATCTCACCCTCGCCGGTGCGTAGCCAGTTCTCGTTCACATTAAACTCACGGCAGATTGATTTAATCAATTGTTCAGTGACGCCATGTACACCATTTTCAATCTGGCTTAATGAGCTCTTCCTTAAGCCGATTCGTTCACCGAATTTTTCAAGCGTCAGCCCCAGTTCTTTTCTTAACTGCTTAATTCGTTCATTCAATTATTCGTTCACCTCCTCACTGTAATTTTTTAATTCAATAGCGAGAAGTACAATTATCGCGATATTCAGTATAAGTCTGATTATATCGAGTATTAATGTTCTTTTCTTCATCGGTCATGCCTCCCTTCTTTTTTATAATAATCGCTTTGAATTTTAATGTCAACAAAAAAGTTCCGTAAAGTGACAAAAAACTATTGACAAAATCACTATAAGTGACTAAGATGTAAACATACGGAACAGAGAGGAGGTAAAAGCAATGAGTAAGCGAAAGCACAAAAAAAGTGATGAGAGACGCCTCGCACGCGTCCTTCTCATCACCGCAATCCTCAACTTAATTGTAAGTATGATAGGTCTGATACAGATTATCTTAGCACTTATCAATTAGGTTGGTGGGGGAGGGAAACCTCCCCTTACAAAAAGGATAATATTCCGCAAGCTCATTGTCAAGATAAATATGCTGAATGAGGAGGTGAGTGACATGTTTGCAATAGCATTAAAGGTAGTCCAGATTGTGCTGGATGTAGTGATGATAGTGTGCATTATTCAGTTGAAGAAAGAGGGGAAGTAGGGAGGTGAAAGAGAATGGAGAAAACAATAGAGGCATTTGAACTTAATGAGTTAAAGACCATTGAAGTAGATGTCGAAAAAGGCATTTTTAATGTGAATGGAAAGCCATTTGGTGAGAACGCAACATTCTTTTCAATATCGTGCGATGGAGCAGAAGGTTATACCGTTAGAGTTCAGATTAGTGCAGATGTAAAATTTCTTAGCCATTATTCAGTTAAAGGTAAAAAAATAGCCAGCCACCAGTGATGCGTGGCTGGCTAGGTATCAATCATGGAAGAAATTTTGACAAGAAATCCAAGACTTCAACAAGACCGTTTTTGAACCGGTTTTCCATGTACTCGATACCATAGGGTGTGAGATTTGCATTTCCAGATACAGAGACCTTAAGTAAATCAGCCTTTTTAAGTTCAGATTTAAGCTGAATAATGTCATCAATATTTTTTGAGACAGAGGAAGTCTCAGTTGCAAAATAATCTGTTGTAAAACGATTTGCATCACTCATTGATTGACCTTGCTTAATACGGGCTAGATAGTCTTTGTAAATCACACAAAGAAGTTTATCAGCTTTTTTAGTCATAAGAATACTCCTTTCATTTCACTCGGCTCTGGCGGGAGCCTGTAAGGAGAGCATAGCATAATGTAAGCAATTAAACAAGGGAGGTGAGAAGTATGTTAAATAACATATTAGATAATAGAAATACAGAAAATGAACTGGAAAAATTCAATGAGCTTATGAATGAGGCGGCGAAGCTTCCGGCGGAGTCACGTAAGCTGGTTGCGGTGTACACACAGGGAGTGCTGGCGATGGCATGTGCGGTGGCAACACCGGAGCCGAAGAAGTCGGCATAAAAAGTAATTAACGTGTTGGGGATGTATAGAACATAATTCACGCAACTTGTACAGGCAGTAACACATAAGATAGACGGGAGGTGAGAGCATGCCAAGACAAAGAAAACCAATTAAGTATAGATTTTTCGTTAAAGACCAGAACGATAACTACATTGACATGAGTACTCTTTCAGAGGAGGAGCAGAAGCGTCATCGACAGAACATAACAGATAGAATGATGGGGCAGTTCGGCTTTGAGCGCGACGAGCACCCGGAACAGCCGGCGCGTGAAGGAGAGGTTAAAACAGATTCAATCAGCTTCTTGAAAAGTGTATATGGACATGAGGAAGCGGCAACAGCGGACAGCACGGTGGAAGGAGCATAGGAGGTGGAGACATGGGAAATATAGTTCCGCTAATAGTAATAAAAGCAGTGAAAAAAGCTGCCAGATACGGTATTCCCACAGAAATGGCTAGGGAGATAGCACACTACATGCTTGAGGCTGATTCACCCACATGCGGGGTACCGTATGATGAGGTTATGACGCTTGTTGATATTGTTAAGCGTCATTGGGAGTACTCAAGCAGCTTCAACAACACAGCGCAGGTGTACATCGTGGTATACAACATATCGCATAACACGGAGTTCATGAAGGAAATGGCGGAGTACATAGAATACCGCGATGATGGTATGCCTACGAACGTGGCGCAGGTAATGTATGACTTGCTGGACCAGGCGGAAGACCTTGCTTTAAAAGAGGCTCTTTGGGTAGCGGGCACAGTACTTAAGGAGCTGGAATCAGGTGACAATTACTGGTCTGCACCCGGCAGACAGGAGAAACAATAATGGGCTGGACAGGAGAGATAAACACGCTGGAAGAACTTGAAGCACTCATGTGCGACAATGTTCTTCCGGCACCAAAGTATCCGGACGCGTACTACAGACTGCCGAGAAGAAAGGCGGTTAAGAGGCTTATCACATACGCGACGGAGATTGTTTTAATGAGTGGAGGTGTGATTTATGAGTGATTGGAAGATTGAAGAGATTTACAAGATAGAGAGCGAGGTCAATGAGATGGCAGTTGACATTGATGGGCTGAGCTATCTGGTGATTTTCGGCAAGCACGAGAATGGAGGTTTTTGTGCCATTCCGCAGATGGGCGTGTCCTGTGAACTGTCATCGCATGATAAATTCGAGGACACAGGTTATAATGCGGCAAATCTGAGCCGTGTTATCAAGAGCAAAGCAAAGGCGAGGTGTATAGCTGAGGCGATACATCTGGCAGCGTGCGCGGGTCGGCAGGAATGAGAACATACAAGGTATTCATTTTTATAAAAACTATAGCCATTACGCTTTTTGCCATGGCAGCAGGGGCAGGGTGCTGTTACTGCATTATGGCAGAGTCACAGCCATACATAATGCCGTTCGAATCAATTTCATACGAAATCGAAACGCTTCCACATGAAAATGAAACGCTTCCACATGAAAATGAAACGCTTCCGGCAGGTTTTAAACCGCCTGAGCATGAGACTGATACGGTGTGCGCAGAAACACAACCGGTCACAGAATGTCAGACGCAAGTTGCACCAGAGCAACATATATATGAAATCCCGCTTTCACCGGAGCTTCAGAACAGAGTGAGGGAGCTTGCAGACCAATACGAGCTGTCCTATGAGCTTGTATTGGCAGTGATTATGACAGAGAGCTCCGGCAGGGCGGACACGGTAGGCGATGGTGGAGACTCCATCGGGCTTATGCAGATACAGCCCAAGTGGTACGGAGAGCTGATTGCCAAGACCGGCTTAAGTGTGGACAAGCCTGTTGAGAATGTGGAGCTTGGAATCAGGATACTCCTTGGGTTTATCGAGGAGAACAACGGAAGCCTTGACAGGGCACTGAAACAGTACAACTCTGGAACCCCGGACTATCCGGGTAATGAGTACATAGAGAAGGTATATGAATGGCTTGATTACTTTGAGGAGGCAGCAGATGACGGAAGAACAGTTGATGAATAAGATGCGCGGTTCCGCAGAGGAATACCGGGAGCTGATACATAACCGGCAGTATGTCCGGGCGGTGAATCTATATAACGAGGTCAGAGCGGTGGCGGTCTATGTGGAGCTTCCGGAGGACAGGCTTGAGGAGCTGTTCGGCAAGTATGACCCGGAGGATAAGAATGTCCAGAATGGTCTGTTTGACCGGAGAAATGTTACTTCTGTGGCAGACAGGGCTCTTAAGCAGGAACTTGAAGAAAACCGCAGGGGAAACCCGACACAGATACATGACTTTGAGCACTATCTCCCCCGAAGCTATTTTCTTGAAAAACAAAAGAGGTAATGTTTCACAAAAGAAACATTACCTCAAGGTATTCGTGATACCTGCATCGACAAAAACATTGTATCACGGATACGTTAAAAAGTCAATGAAAATGCGGCTTTGACCGCGTTTTCATAACAATCTAAGTATATTAAAGTTATGACGAACGAGAGGGTGATACATTGTACTGGAGAGACACATGGAGATTCAATGGATCCATAGAGTATGAGTTTAAATATGCAGGCAAGTATGGAGCCAAGGGGGAGAAGAGAGGCAAGAGAAAGAGAGCTTCCCCCGAACAGATTAAAAAACAGAACCAGTCCATCAGGGAGAACAAGGTCAGGAGGATCATCAAGGCGAATTTCACGGAAGATGATTTATGGTGCACTGTGAAATACAAGGCAGGTGAACGTCCACCGCTTGAACAGGTGCGTGAGGACATTAAGAAGTTTCTTAGGCAGGTCAAGGCAGAGTACATGAAGCATGGAGCGGGACTTAAATATATCAAGCGCCTTGAGATAGGAGCCAGAGGAGGAGTCCACCTGCATATACTGGTCAATCGCATAGAAGGAGTTAATACGGACAGGCTTCTCCAGAAGCTGTGGCCACATGGCAGAATCAACTATGAATCATTGTATGAGTCCGGCGGCTATGCAGACCTGGCTTCGTACATAGTAAAACAACCGACCGATGAGATAGAGGGGCAGCTCTCAATGTTCACAGAGGATGAATGCAGGGAGTTTAAGAGCTACTCAACCTCCAAGAACCTCATCCGGCCACAGCCTGAGCGCAAGGAGTACCGCCGCTGGACACTCCGCGACCTTGTAGAGAACGGTCCGAAGCCGACACCGGGCTACTACATAGACAAGAACTCAATCGTGTGCGGTGTGAACCGCTACACAGGAATGAGCTATTACCGTTATACGGAATACAGGATAAAAAACGATGAGAGAGGAGGGTAAGGATGCAGCACGTCAATATTGTTACACAGTCCGGCATTAAGTCCGTAAAACCTCAAAACGGGGCGGTAGGCTATGTCCTTGAAACGCAGACGCCTAAAGGACCTGCCACACTGAGCAGGGTGTTTACCGTGAGCGAACAGACGATGAATGCCTCCGAGCTCACAGCCCTTATCGAGGCATTGAAACGTCTGCGTGAGCCCTGCAACCTCACGATATACACGGATTCGACCTACATAGCCGGAGCTATGGCACAGCGATGGCCGGACAAGTGGGAGGCAGCGGACTGGAGGACGGCAAAGGGAAAGAACGTGGCTAATAAAGAATTATGGCAGGAGCTTATGAGGCTTTTGAAAGAACATGAGGTAAGCTTTGACACAGAAAACGATATAGGCTATCAGTCATGGCTTGTGACTGAGATAAACAGGAAGGAGAGAACACATGTTTGATAAGTTTGGAGAATTTGATTCAGCAGAGGAGATTAACAGGGCGGCAGCAGCACAGAGGGCAGAGGGAGATATCGATGCGGTCATGAAAATTGCCGCAGAGAACGGGATTGATAAGGAGGATGCCGAGGATTACCTTGACGGCGTGGTTGAGGAACTCACAACACCGCTCCTCGCCGCACTTGGCAAGCTGGAAGCGGAGAGCAGGGACTTGAAGCTTGCCGGAGTGCTTCTTGACTGGACAAGCGAGCTTAAGTCAATGTGCACAGAGTCCCCGGAATTTGCCCTGGCGGTTCGACGTAAGGGCAAAGACCTTGCCGGCTACATAGCACTCACTGCTGAATCCGGCTATGAGCACAGAGCGGTGGTCGATAAGCGCATAGTCGAAAAGACAACAACCATAAAGCGGATTATGGGCTCACATGAGTTTGCCATAGGCATTCCGGACAAGCGGACAAGAAGAGGGCTTGCAGAGAAGTATTACCTCGGAAAGGAGACGGCATGAGAGCTTACAAGGGATTTACCAAGGAACTTATATCACGCTTTGGCAATGGTGAAAAAGAGACATGCTGTTTTACGCCGGGCGAAACCAAGGAGGTTGAGGCAAGCAAGACGGTATCCTGCGGCTTCCACTGCTGTGAGAATCCGTTCGAGTGCCTTGATTACTATGCCTTTAACGGCGAAAACAGATTCTTCCTTGTCGAGGCAGCAGGAGATATTGACGAGGACGATGATGAGAGGATTGCATGCACAAAAATAACCCTTATCGAGGAACTCACACCATTCAGATTCGCCATGGAGGGCATGCGGTACATAATAACCCATCCTGCGAGGAAAAAATGGCAGCAGCTCAGGATAGGTGTGACAGTAGCCAGCGACAGGGCAGAAGCCAAGGGAAGAGGCTGCATTGCCATTGCAAGAGGAGAACACCCGTCCGTGACAGGCGTTGAGGGCAGCATCCTCGGGCTGATTGTTGAAAAAGACGGCATGATAACCAGAGCCAAGCTCTTTGTGGTAACGGCAGAGCAGGCAGGGCGCAGTTATACACTTAATGCATCGCGGAAGCTGGAGGAGGAAGTCTATGAGAAGAAAGCTTGTTGAGCAGACCCCACCGCCCAAATGCAGAAAAAAGGGCTGGTGGACGATTGTGCAGGAGATAGAGAACATAATTGTTCTCAATATCTTCTGCGGTGGAAGCTTAAAATCAAGGCACTGTATAGACATATCAAAAAAAGATTATGCCACATGGCTTCCGCGCGGTGAATGGACTGCACGTAAGATAGAGTGGAGCTATGACATAGAAACTGAGTGGCAGTACAGGTATTACAACAAGAACAAGGTGAAGCTCTTCAGGCTGTCGGATAATGACAAAAATCTTCTTTTTGATAAGTTCAAGGATGAAGATGAGCTTGGCAGGTCAGAACTTGATATGACCAGTATTTTTGCACTGATAAGTCAAGCCGAATATGAATGGGCATGTGAACGAAGGGAGGAGGGCGAGAAAAGGCGCCAGAAAAGAGTTGAAGATGTCATGTCAAAAATACCGCCGCTTCCGGATGACATAGAGGACTGGTTTTATAAAACCGCAGTCGGGGAGGACTTCGCATTCAAAGATGAGGACACGGGGGAGTTCGTATGCACGATATGTCATAATGGTGCTCCGAGAGAGAAATACACTCAGGACAATGGAGAGCCGGTGAGAAACAATGATATTGTGTCCTGCCCGCACTGTGGCAGCAGGATAAGATTTAAGACACGAAAGAGGGCTGTATTCGCCTCAGAGGACGTTGCGGTTGTACAGCCTGTTGATGACACGATGTCCGTCATAAGGTTCTGCATGGTGTTTGGAAAGGTGACTGTCAAGGAGACAGACGTCCATGTGTATGAGAAAATCAGGATCCTTACAGGAAGGGGGGCGAACACGGCACCGTATAAAAATGTGTATTACAGACAGTGTGGCGGTAAATTTGATAACAAAAGCAACTCGCAGCAGCACAAAATAGCAGATAAACAGTACATGTATCCCATTGGTATAAAAGAAGCCCTTGAAGGCACGAAAGTCGAAGCATGGACGGAGCTCTTCACGGAGTTTGCGGCAGCAGGCATGGAGCTTGCGTATGATGATTTGATAACATGTTTTGACGGAGACATGTACACGCTTATGGAGTTGCTCTTCAGGGGAAGGTTCTACAAGCTAATGTCAGAAGAAAGCGGGCGCTTCTCTTATACGGGGACATATTGCGGAGTCCTTAATATCAAAGGCACAAGCATGGAGGAGGTATTCAGGATATCAGACCGCCAGCTCATCAACCGTCTGCGTGACAGGAACGGTGACAGACTGATGCTTGAGTGGCTGCAGTGGAGCGAGCGCAATCATAAAAAGCTGTCGGACAAGGTTCTGGCATGGCTTATGAAAAACAGACTTCATACAAGCAGCATGGCTTGGGCAAAGCTGAGGTTCAGTCCTGAACAGGCAATGAATTACATAGAGCGCCAGCGCAGGGAGCAATACAGTGGAAAGAGTATCAGGGAGGTAATCAGCCAGTATGAGGACTACATGGACATGTGCCGGAGGCTTAAGAAGGACACATCCGATGAGATTGTATTCCGTCCGAGGGAGCTCAGGCGCAGGCATGATGAAGCTGCGGCGGAAATCAAGGAAAGGGAGGCTGAGATTACCGCAGATGAGTATTCACAGAGATACCCTAACGCGGAGAAGGTTCTTAAAGAGATAGCCGGAAAGCTGGAATACCGCAACGACAAATACATGATTATTGTGCCGGAGAAGAACATCGACATTGTAAAAGAGGGCAGGGAGCTTCACCACTGTGCCGGAGCCAGTGACCGCTATTTTGACCGAATAGCCCAGAACGAGACGTATATATGTTTTCTCCGCAAGACCGAAGAGCCGGACAAGCCGTATTACACCATCGAGGTTGAGCCGGGAGGCACGATACGCCAGCACCGCGGCATGGATGACGAGGAACCGGAGATTGAGGAAGTAAAGCCTTTCCTGCGTGAGTGGCAGAGAGAAATCAGGAAGCGCATGAGCCATGAGGATCATGAGCTGGCGGCGGCTTCCAGGCAGAAAAGGGAGGAGAATATCAGGGAGCTGCAGGAAAAGAACAACACAAGGGTGCTTAAAGGACTTATGGAGGACTTCATGGAGGCAGCAGGATATTAAAAAACACGATAAACACTAAATGGGAGAGGTTTATATGGACGTAATAACATATCAGAAATCATACAGGGAATATAAAGCGGAGCTTGACAGCGAGCTCCAGAAAACAGCGGAGGGCTTTGTCCGCATCGGCTATCTGCTCAAGGTAGCCCGCGACACGAACGTGCTTGCGGAATCCGGCTACAAGACGGTGGCGGAGTTTGCACAGGCCGAATACAGCCTTGACAAGACACAGGTGAGCCGTTTTATCAGCATCAATGATAAGTTCTCGGAGGACGGGTATTCAGACCGCCTCCGGACATCATATCAGGGCTTCGGCTACGCGAAGCTCACACTGATGCTGCAGCTTCCGGATGCCGTCAACGAGGCACTCACTCCGTCCTACTCCAAGGCGGAGATACAGAGCATTAAGGAGGAGGTGGACGAGGAGAAGAAGGTGAGCGACATAGAGGTATGCCTTGAAGCCTCACAGGCACCGGAAGAAGGCGGAACACTCATAGAGCGAATAGTAAAACAGCTCCTGCATGATGAACCGAGCATGTTCATAGAACTTCACAGGGAGGCACTTGGCTGTTCTGTGAATATGCAGCACTTCCAGAGAATAATGGCACCTGCAGGAGAAAAGACGTACAGTGTGCGCCTTGCCGGAGTGGGGAGAATCCTCTTAATACTCAATGATGGTTCAGATAACAGGGCAGTCAATTCAAGGACGGGAGAGTTTGAGGAAGTGACGTGGCAGCAGCTCAGGGATGCTGTCGAAAAGCTTACCGGTTTTAAAGAATGTACCGGTAAGGCAGCAGAGGACAGATGGTCGGAGCTGTTCGGGGAGCCGTACCCGCTCAATGCGCCGGAAGCAAAATCCGAAGTTGCACCGGAGCAACAGACGAAGCAGCCGGCAGCAAGAAAAGAATCCAAGGTGCAGAAAGCCAGAACCGAAAGCCCGAAAAAGCCTGTAAATCCAAAGATGGAAGAGAAAAAGCCTGTGGAGCAGATACCGGGGCAGGCGGACATAAGCGACTTTCCGGAGTATATGCCGGAGACGGTACATAAAGAAGGGTGCGAAAACACAGAAAAGCCTATAAATACTCAATGCGGAGGGCATAACCCGGTGGATGAAGAGAATGCCCCTGTGGAAGTGGTGAATATCCCGGAAACAGAGAATGGCACCGGTGCAGAAAACAAGGAGCATAAGACCGCAGATAAGACAGCAATATTAAATCTGCTTGATGAGATAAAAGCAGCAGTCGCAGCAGACCACTGGGGCACGGCTATGGTCAAGGAGCACAGCCTCAGGGAGTTGATAGACAGGGCGGCACATGGAGGGACGGATGAAGTCGAAACAGGCGAAGTGTAGGGAGTTCGGCAGGAAAGCGCGTGAGGAGATAAAAGCCCGCGATAACAATAAGTGTATATTCTGCGCTGCCGGCTACCGCATGGACGGAGCGACGTGGTACGGACAATCCCTGCTGAGCATAATGCATTATATTCCAAGGTCACATAACGGCCTTGGAATCCCGCAGAACGGAGCAGTAGGCTGTCAGTACCATCACGAGATGCTGGACAACGGCAACAAGGGCAACCGTGATGAGATGCTGGAGATATTCAGGGAATATTTAAAAGAAAACTACACGGACTGGGACGAAAAGAACCTTGTGTATGACAAATGGAAGGAGCTTAAGCAATGAAAAACAGAATATTTATCTTGATTTTGACATTAGAAATCATATTTCTTACAGGCTGCACAACAGCAGACACGGTGAGCTATAACCTTACAAAGGAAGCCGATGAGTTTAATGTGTATCGGAGAATCACCGTTACCAACGCCAGAACAGACACAATTATGCTACAGGCAGAGGGGTATATGAGTCTGGGCAATAATACCAGCAGCGAGCTTGTAGTAACAATAAAAACAGGGGAAGATAAATACTATAAGGATTATATATACCTTAATGACTGGACGTGTTATGTGGTGGAGCAGCTTGAGCCAAGTTATGTAGATAAATATCACTATGAGCTGGTTATTTACCCGGAGAGAGCTGTTCCGGAGATAGAATTTAAGTGAGGTGAACAATATGGCAGCAGTAACATTTATAATCGGAACGATGCTTGGCATTGTCGGAACGGCATTTTTCTTTGGCTGTGTAAAACAGGAGAAAGAGAATGCATATTATGAGCAGGGATATCACGATGGACTGATTGCAGGAAGGGAGAAAAAACCGGAATGAACAAAGTAATCTTAATGGGCCGCCTGACCCGCGACCCGGACATAAGAACAGCCACAGGCGAGAACACAATGACAATAGCGCGGTACACTCTTGCGGTAGACCGGAGAACAAGAAAAACCGACACCGGCGAACCAACAGCAGACTTCATAAGCTGTGTGGCATTCGGCAAGGCAGCAGAGTTCGCCGAGAAGTATTTTCACCAGGGCATGAGAGTATTGATTACAGGTCGCATACAGACCGGCAGCTACACCAATAAGGACGGACAAAAAGTATACACAACGGATGTCATTGTGGAAGAGCAGGAGTTTGCGGACAGCAAGGCAGTAGGACAGACCGGTTCAACAGGAATTCCGGTATCACGTCCGGAGCTTACAACAGAAGACGGCTTCATGCAGTTACCGATTGGTGTAGAAGAGGGTGGTATACCATTTGGCTAGGAGGTTTGCAATGAATGAGGCTATTTTGAATTTGATTAGTAATGAGCAGATGAGGGAAAGCTGCTATATCAAGGCGCAGAATATCATAGAGAATGCAGGGCTAAAGAGTATAGAGGTTGACAGGACACAATTCACGGCAAGGAATGACAACAATAAGCTTATCATAAGAATTGCCGTTAAGAAGTTCACAAAGCATACTGTGAGCTCCAATGAACTGAGAGCATTGAAGAGAATCCCGGAGTATCGTCCTGTATATGACCGATATAAACGCATGAGTCACTTCGAGCATAGACCATTGTATGAGTGGGGCTACATAGAATTTGAGTATCTCCAATCCAATAATCATTAGACAGAACACATATTCTGTAGTATAATGAGACCATAAAAACAGCGCCACAGAGCCGAATATATGAAGCAAGATAACAGCTTCGTGTATCCGGCTCTTTTTATTTTGCTTACAGACAGGGAAAACGTATCGGGAACAGCATTTCGCAGGTGGGAAAGGAGGCAGCAGCATAGATGGCAAAGGGAAAATACGAGACGTGGCAGGAAGACGATAATATAACGCTTCTTGAAGCCTGGGCGAGGGATGGTCTGACACAGGCTCAGATAGCCAAGAATATGGGAATTTCACTTTCTACGCTTAAGGAATGGCTTAAAAAGTATCCGGCCATTTCGGCTGCCTTAAAAAAAGGGAAGGAGCTTGCGGACTATGAAATGGAGAACGCCCTTTATAAGAAGGGTATAGGTTATACAGTCACACTAAAGAAGCCAATCAAGGTAAAAGAGACAGAATATGATAACGGAAAAAAGATAAAAGAAACCGAGAAAATCGAGTATGCGGATGTTGAGGAGTACATTCCACCGGATGTGACAGCACAGATTTTCTGGCTTAAGAACCGTAAACCGGAGTCATGGAGGGATAAGCGTGAAGCTCCACCGGAGAAAGAGGAGTACGAGGATGATGGATTTATCACGGCGCTTAAGCAGACGGCGAAAGAGGTGTTCGATGGCGCCGGGGGAGTTGAGACAATGAGTGATAAAGAGCGGGAGGCAGCAGATGAAGCAGACAAGACAGCAGACGTTCAGGTATAGTGCATTCTCGGCTAAACAGAAGATGGTGCTCACATGGTGGATGCCTGATAGCCCATACCATGACAAGGACGGCATAATATGTGACGGCTCAATCCGAAGCGGAAAGACTACATGTATGGGACTGTCATTCGTAATATGGGCGATGGAGACCTTTGACGGACAGAACTTTGCCATGTGCGGCAAGACAATACAATCCCTGAGGAGAAATGTCATCAAGCCGCTCAAAGGTATGCTCAGTTCGCGCGGGTACGGAGTGGAGGAGCACCGCTCCGAGAACAGCCTGACTATCACAAAGGGTTCAGTAGTGAATGAGTTTTACCTGTTCGGCGGGAAGGATGAAGGCTCCCAGGATTTGATACAGGGTATCACGCTTGCAGGCTTGTTCCTTGATGAGGTTGCCCTGATGCCGGAGAGCTTCGTCGACCAGGCAACAGGGCGCTGTTCTGTCGAGGGTTCAAAGTACTGGTTCAACTGCAATCCGGAGGGACCGGATCACTATATAAAGACGCAGTGGATTGATCGTATCGGCGAAAAGAACCTCATAAGGATACATTTTACCATGCATGACAATCCGAGCCTGTCGCAGCGCATTATACAGCGTTATGAGAGCCTTTACAGCGGGGTGTTCTATGACCGTTTTATCCGTGGCCTGTGGGTGCTGGCATCCGGAATCATCTTCCGGTATTTTGCGGATGATGATTCACCGTATCTGTTCGGTGATGAGGAGATATTCAGCCCGGAGGGAAGACCGCTGCAGCCATTCTCCAAGGTTGTAATGGGAATCGACTTTGGAGGAAACGGCTCTAAGACAACCTTCTGCCTTACAGGGTATCAGGGAGGCTATCACAGCTTCAAGGTGCTTGAGGAGGCAGGGCTGCCGGTAACAGAGGCGGTGGATTCCAAGGCGATATGTGATAAGTTCATAGAGTTTTACAGGTATTGTCTTAACAAGTATCACCGGGTGGACTGGATTTTTCCGGATTCTGCTTCACCGACAATGATTAACTCACTCATAGGAGCCGCAAGACAGGAGGGCTTGCAGTTTCAGAACATAAAGGGCTGCCGCAAGAATGAGGTGGCGGACAGACCGAAGCTCATAGACCTGTTATTAAACTCAGGGAGATTGAAGATAAACAGGCGATGTGTACAGTTGCGCAAGGCTATAGCGTCGCTGAGGTGGGACGAGAAGAATCCGGACATTCCGGAGGATCTTAATATTAACAACTGCAATGACTGGTGGGACGCGTTCTGCTACACCCTGCTGGACTTTGTAGAATACATTGAACTTGATAGGAGGAGCTAATGAAGGATAATTCAATTAACGCGGTGGTAAAGAGAAAACTTAACGAACTGGGCTTTACGAACTGCAATGATATACCGTACGGATACATAAATGTCTGTGACTCATGGTACTGCAATGAGCCTATAGAGAATTTTCATAACAGGAAAACGATACAGGGTGAGAAGTATGAACTCAACAGGCTGAACTTCGCAAAGAGACTATGCTCAGATGAAGCGAACCTGTGTGAGGTGATTGAGATAAATGCAGGAAAGAAGAACAGCCAGTTTGAGGAGGTGAAGCGAATCTTCGAAAAGAACAACTTTGCCACAATGTATCGCCGCCAGCTTGAGAGGATGACGGCTAACGGAACGGTGGGGGCCTATATCCGAATTGCCGGAGCGGAGGAATATGACGATGGCTCTTTAAGAGGCGGGGACATTAAAATAAACTATGTCAATGCAAGCGGAATCATCCCGCTCACTATAGAGAACGGAGAGGTGCTAGAATGTGCTTTCTACGGAGAAAGCATAAAAGCAACCAGGAAGGTGATAACGCTTGTAGTGTTCACTTATGCTGAGGTTTACTCAGTGTCAACGTATGAGTTTGACACAACCGGCAACCAGATAAGTGCCACGGAGAATATCAGGCTTGGTGAAATAAAGCCGTTTGCGCTCATGGAGAATGCAGAGGTAAATAATTTACAGGACATGGAGGGCTTCGGACTGCCGAAGCTCTGGAACTCCATACCGTACCTTAAGGTGCTTGACCTGTGCTTTAACATCCTTTATTCGGATGTGGACAAAGGCGAGAAGATAATCATGGTAAATGAGATGCTCTGTGAGATGGACCAGTACGGCAGGCCGATTCTCACCACGGAGCAGAAAAAGCTTTTTGTGCTTATGGGTGCAAAGCTCCCGGATCAGAAGGAGGTATACCACGAATACAATCCGGAGATAAGGATTGAGGCGATAACAAAGGTATTCGAGCTGGTGTTATCGCTTGTATCGATGACCTTCGGCTTCGGGACGAAGAAGTACACCTTCGAGAACGGCAGGATTACAACCGCCACGGAATACATAGGAACCAAGCAGGACCAGCTTCATGAGCTTAACAGGCAGAGGCAGCAGGCTGTTCAGTACATAACAGGGCTTGCAAGGGCAATCATGTGGTATTCGAACACCTTTTCGGGTACAGCGTATGACATAGACACGGATATAAAAATTGATTTCAATGACAGCTATATCCGTGATGAGGAGGCTGAGCTTGAGGATATGAGAAATGATGCTCTGCAGTTCAACATACCGAAGCTCACACAGTGGTATCTTGCCAAAAAGTACAATCTGTCGGATGAGGAGGCAGCGGCACTTGTAGCTGAGAATATGGAGAAGGATGAAGGCAATGATGGGGAAGGTGAGGAGTAATGCTGAGTGATGAGCAGGTTGATGTGCTGTCCGAGGCACTTATGCCATACTTCGATGAGCTGGAGCAGTGGGTTATACAGGACGTTGTGAGAAGACTCGATAAGACTTTGACCTATTCCGGCACGATTGAGAATGAGCTTGCTGCGATGAAGAGCCTCGGATATAGTCCGTCTAAAATACGGCGTGAGGCGATGAAACTCCTTGGAGCTGATAAGAACCTTAAGAAGCTTATCGCGGAGCAGACAGCGGAATATAAACGTGAATATGCAAAGATGATGGAGAAAATCAATCGTGAAGCGGCTAAGACAGGTGCAGACATGGTGTACAAGGCATCTGACATAGCACAGGCGGAGGATAGAAAGATATGGAATGAATCAGGGAAGAAGCTTAAAAAGGGAGACTTCCTGCATCAGCTCAGTGAGGTGTTCAGTGACCGGATGGAGGGAGATTTGCTGAATCTGACAAGGACAGCAGGCTTTAAAAGCGGAATGTCATACATGGATGCGCGCCAGGCATACACGCACAGCCTCAACAATTCAGTGCTGAGGATGGCAAGCGGCGTGAGTACTATAGAGCGTGAGCTGACCAGCGTTATACATGAGCTGGCACAGAGCGGCATTCGCTCAGTCAATTATGGCACCAACCGCTCACAGCACATAGAGAGCGCAGTGCGCACCGCACTAAGGACAACTTATAGCCAGCTCTCCGGCGCAGTGATGGACAAGGACATTAACCAGACAGGTGAGACACTTGTGTATGTCTCACAGCACTGGGGAGCGCGTAACAAGGGAGAGGGAATAGAGAACCATGAAGCATGGCAGGGCAAGGTGTATAAGCTTGATGACTGTGAATATCCGGAGGAGGAGAAGCGCATAGGACAGAAGATAACAAGCCTTGTGGAATCCACGGGCTATGATGCAACAACATCTACCGTGGTGGACCCCAGGGGACTTCACGGCTACAACTGCCGCCATAGCCATTATGCCTGGTTCGAGGGTGTATCTGAGAAGCCAAAATACAAGCCGGAGCCACCACCGAAGGAGATAGATGGCAAGGTCTATGACTACTACGCCATGACACAGAAAATGCGCCGGATGGAGCGTGACATACGAGCAATGCGTAAGGAGCAGATAGCACTTAAAGAGCTTGGAATGGATACGGAGCGGCAGCAGGAGCTTAAGAAGAAAATCAGCAGGAGCATGAACACATATAAAGAGTTTTGTGACAAGTGCGACATACCGCCAAAGTATGAGCGCACAAGGGTGGAGAAGGTCGGGACGGACATTAAGAAGACGCAGGCGTATAAAGACTATGAGAAGATGGAGAAGGAAACTGGTTCAAATAGCGAAAATACATCACAAGAGAAAATATCAGTAGAAAATTCAAAAAAACAGCGATATAATAGAACTATTGAACAGTTAGAGGCTGTAGCCGCTGACATTAAAAACAATATTTCACAATACAGTGATAGACCTTCAAAGTGGAGTGGAAAGATAAATGTAATTGACAAGTATAAGGATGAAGGTGTATTAGGAAATAAAGAATGGAATTGCAATATCATGGTTGTTGCTAATGCTGATGATGGTGTTTTATGGCATGAGATGTTACATTCTTGTTCCGTAAGTTATTATGATCCTAAAGTGTATTTAGAAAATAAGTATATTGAAGAATCAAGCGTAGAATATCTAAAGCAACAGATATGCAAAGAAAAAGGAATAGAAAGTATAGCTGGTTATCCGGATAAAGTTCAAATACTTGAAAATATTAACAAAGCTTTTGGGTATGGAACAGACATCGACTTTGCCAAAGAATTATTTAATATACCACTGCCAGAAAGATATCAATGGCTAGAGGATAAAGTTGATAGTGATTTAAGAATATACCAAGCTTCATTTGAAGATTATAATGAGGTTATGAAATTTATCGAAAAACTGAAAGGTGGAGATAATGGCTGATATAAAAGGACTAATATCACAACTTCAAGAGAGTGAAAATAAGTTTATCATAACGGATTCATCAACTACAGCGGAAAGATTGAGAGCAAAGATTATTCAGCGGAAAAAATCAGAGGATGAATGTTTAAAATTAAAACAAGAGATAATGGATTTTTTTGCTACGAATCCTTCTGCTGAAGAAAAAGAAATTCTTTGGGCATATACTGAATCTTTGTGGATGGAATGCTCAGCTATAGAGATAAAAAGACAAGTTGCACCAGTACAACAAAAATAAAAAAATATTTGCATTTATAGAATATATGTTCTATAATAGTCCAGGGTGGTAAAATTGCAGACAACGGAATATGAGTGGATTGCCTGCCCGATATGTGGAAACCCACACATGACGAAGGTTATGGGTGACACGCAACTGTATCGTTTCCCGGCATTTTGTAAGCGGTGTAAAGCGGAGACGATAATAACAACGAACCAGAACAAGAGAGCCTTAGCGCCGAATAATTGATTTTTCCTGACATTAACAGGGAGAATTGGTTGTTCGGCGCTTTTTGTTTGTTTTGAACAGGGGAAGGAGCAGAGATGGATTTTTTAGAGATTTTAAAAGCCAACGGTATTGAGATGCCGAAGGATAAGACCGAAGCCATCACAAAGGCGGTCGGTGAGAACTATAAGACAAACAGCGAGTACGAGAAGGTGTCCGGTGAACTGGACACGGCGAATAAGAAAATACTTGCCAATGACACAGCCATCAAGGATTTAGAGGGAAAGCTTGCCGGCTTCAAGGATGTTGATGTGACAGCTCTTAACGAGCGCATTAAGAATCTGGAGACCGAAAAGAGCACGATTGAGGCGGACTATAAGAAACAGATAGAGGACAGGGATTTCAATGACCTGGTGAAGGATGCCATTACAGCCGTCAAGGGAAAGAACACCAAGGCGATTATGGCACTTCTTGATACGGACACATTGAAGAAGTCCAAGAACCAGAAGGACGATGTGGCAGCAGCCCTAAAAACACTCACTGAGGCTGAGGACAGCAAGATGCTGTTTGGTGAGCCACAGTCAACAGGAAATAGGAAGGATGTCGGTGGACATGTTCCGGATAGCGGAGCTGGATCACAGGCGGATACATTAACAGGTGCTCTTGCGGCACACTATAACAATTAACAGGAGGTAAGGGAAAATGCCAATAAGTTTAGCAGAAGCAAAAGTCGGTATGGCAGACAAGGTAGACCAGCAGGTTGTAGATGAGTTCAGAAGGGCGTCATTATTGCTTGATATGCTTATTTTCGATGACGCGGTGTCACCGGGAACAGGCGGAAGCACATTGACATACGGCTATACGTGTCTTAAGACACCGTCAACGGTAGCAGTCAGAGAGCTTAATACGGAGTACACACCGAACGAAGCAAAGAGAGAGAAGAAAACCGCAGACCTTAAAATTTTCGGCGGTTCCTATCAGATTGACCGTGTCATCGCACAGACATCCGGTGCGGTTAATGAGGTTGAGTTCCAGATGAGAGAGAAGATCAAGGCAGCAGCCAACTATTTCCACATGCTGGTTATCAATGGCACTGGAGCAGGCTCGGGAGCCGGTTACGTGACCAATACATTCGATGGCTTAAAGAAGATTCTTAGTGGCTCTGATACAGAGTACACTGCTAAGGATGTTGATATTTCAACATCAGCGCTCCTTGATACCAATTACAATGCGTTCCTTGATGCGGTAGATACGTTCATCAGTAAGCTGGCGGAGAAGCCTGATATTCTTATGATGAACACGGAAATGCTCACCAAGGTCCGCTCTGCGGCGAGAAGAGCAGGTTATTATGACCGCAGCAAGGACGATTTTGGCCGCGCAGTTGAGACTTACAACGGAATTAAGCTTCTTGATGCAGGATATTATTACAACGGCTCAACAACAGAGCCTGTTGTCGCAATTGAGACAGATGGCTCAACCGCTATGTACGGTATCAAGATAGGACTCAACGCATTCCATGGGGTATCACCGAAGGGTGACAAGATTATCGCCCAGCACCTTCCTGATTTCAGCCAGGCAGGAGCAGTAAAAGAGGGTGATGTCGAGATGGTGGCAGCAACAGTACTTAAGAACAGCAAGATGGCGGGCGTTCTTAAGGGAATTAAGATAAAGCCGACAGAGTAGAAAATAATGGGGGTGAGAGTATTAACAGCTTAACTATAACAGTGGACTGGGAGGACTATCACTCCCGTTTTGCTGGCAGTAAATTGACGGAGGAACAGTTCACGGCTATGGCATATCAGGCATGCAGCCGTGTAAAGCGTCTGTGCAGACCGTATGTCCTTAAAGCTGTCCTTGAAAATGAGGATGACTACCGCAATGACAGGCTAAAGGACGCGGTATGCTGCGTGATAAATGAGATGTATGAGCAGGGCAAGGTTGGAGCAGGCACCGGGGTAACTTCGGTATCGAATGACGGCTATTCGGAGAGCTATGCAGTCACTAAGAAAACGGATGCCGACTTGGAGCTGGATACACTGGCAAAAAACCAGCTTTATGGTACAGGCATGATGGGGGCATTGTGATGTTCAATGATACGGTGACTTTTTATTCTTATGACGCTGATACGGAGAGCTGGAAAAGAACCGTCATAGCTGGCTGCCAGTGGTCGGCGGAGACAGTAAAAACGGTGTCCACCGATGGAAAGCTCAATATCTCCAAGGTGGTGAACATCACAATTCCGGTTGAGACAGCAGCTATGCCGGAGCAGTACATAGATTACCGCCTGTACAGCACACAGGCGGTCAAGGACGGCTTTTTCACTATCAACCCTACCACTAATATGGATGTGGTTGTTTTGGGCGGATGTGAGGCTGAATTGACACCGGAATATACCCTGTCACAGCTGGTAAGGGAACACATAGCCGCAACGGTGTCATCTGTGGCGGATAACACCGGCAGACCAAGGCTTAAGAATATCAAGGTGGTGGCGCGATGATTGATGTGACTGTTAAATTGCCGGAAGCAGGGGCAATGATGAAGAAGCTGGGCTTGGATCAGCGCGGAGAGGTTCAGAGGGTAATTGCAGAGGAAGCATTAGGGTTATGTGATTCAATTGTGCCATTCAGGAGTGGCATGCTTAAGCAAAGTGGACATGTTGAAAATAATGGCGAATGCATAGTTTGGAATCAACCGTATGCACGATATCAGTATTATGGAATGCTCATGGTTGACCCTCAGTACAAGAAAGGTGCTATGTTCAATCCTGATTATGGCTTTTGGAGCAGACCGGGTGTGCAAAAAGAACTTACAGATAAGCCTTTGGAATATAATGGGCAAGGCGAATCCCACTGGTTTGACAAGGCAATGCAGAATGGCGGGCGGGAAAAGCTTATCGAAGTAGCCCGCAAGGAGGTGCGAAAACGCAGTATATGACAGTGGTAGAAGCGATTGTGAAATGGCTCAAGGAAGCCAGGATAAATAAGATAAGCACGGATGCCCTGCCGGGACAGTCCGTTGCGTATGGGATAGCGAAAGCACCGACGCAGAATGTCAAGACATTCGTGTCCGGCAGAAAGATATATACAGATTACTATGATTTTCTGGCACGCTTAGACAGCAAGACGGACGCGGAGAGGGTCAATAATCATAAATTCATGGAGGGACTTTCTGAGTGGATATATGAGCAGAATGTACAGGAGCTGTATCCGGAGCTTCCGGAACATCTTAAGTGCAATGATATATCGGTAAGCACACCATTCCACATGCAGGCGGCAGACGAGGACTCCGCCGTCTATGCATTCACTATAAAAATTAAGTATGGGAAGGAGAAATAAAAATGGCAGAAATGAGAGAAAAGTTGATGCATTTCTTTGATATCGGAGACGGTACAGAGAATTATGTACTGCTTGGTGATGGTATCAGTTCACTCACGGAGGAGTTTAACCCTGAGAATGAGACAAAACACTATATTCATCAGTCCAGCGGAACAGCTAATGTGAAATCGTACGCACCATCCATGTCCGTTGAGAAGGAGTACATTAAGGACGAGGAGCTTCAGAAGTGGATAGACAAGAAGGTACGTGAGCTTCCTACAGGGGCTTCCGCCAGAAGCAGCTATATAAGGGTCAATGCCCTTGAGGAGCCTGTCTCTGATGGAGTATGGCCGGCAGTCAAGAGGGCTTGTGCATATCAGTTTGATTCTATCGGCGGTGAGGGCGGCTCTGAGCTTGTCAATGCTATGACACTCAGCGGTGTCGGGGATGGCATTCAGGGAAGCTTTAATGTGTCAACAAGAAAGTTCACACCGGGTTCCGGTGAATAGGAGGTATTATGCCAAACATTATCAGAATCAGCAGGGGAATAGAGATAAATGTCAACGAAGCAGGTGACACAATATGCATTCCGGTTGATGACATGAACTTCATTGATAATTATAACAATGTTCTTGATACCTTTGACCGTATAGACAAAGAGATAAAGGAGAAAGAGGGCACCCTGGCACCGAAGGAGGAGCTCAGGTTCATTATCGAAAAGACCAGAGAAGTAATGGATGGGATTAATAACCTATTCATGGACGAGCAGTGCTGTAAAAAGGTGTTCGGCAATATTGTCCCATCGCCGTATCTGCTGGCGGATTTCTTTGAACAGCTCTGTCCGTACATTGAAAAATATGCGGATGAGCGGCAGAAAAAAATAATGGATAAGTACAGAAAGCCGGTTAGGAGAAAATAATGCTTAATGTGCTACTAGAGGACATGCCGGAGGAATACGAGGGTTATCGAATAGACCCGGATTTCCGGACAGGTATTCTAATCTCAATGTGTCTTTCAGATCCGGAGCTTAACGAACTGGAGCAGCGTCTGGTGGCGGTCAATTTATTGTTTACAGATAAAATACCCCCGCCTGAGCAGGCAATGTCAGGAATAAGCTGGTTTATGAATGCCAACAACCATGATAATTATGACGGAGTGAAGCAGTCCGAAGTGATACTTATGGATTACGGAGTAGACCAGTGGAGAATATATGCGGCATTCATGGCACAGTATCATATAGACCTTAACAAGGTCAATATGCATTGGTTTATCTTCCGGGGGCTTCTTGATAATCTGTCGGAATGCAGCTTCACGGATGTGATGCAGCTTAGACAGAAGAAGATACCATCCTACCTGTCAGCGAAGGAGAAGGAAGAGTTCAAGAGAAAACAGAAAATATTCCAGCTTGGAAAGACAGGCAAGGTCAAAGAAGATGATTTTACCGAAAGTGAGAAAGCAAGAATAGCAGAGTTCTTAAAATATGCGAATATAAAAAAATAAAAGCCATGTAGCGCCTCAGAGCCATTGGCACCTAATGATAAGGTGTTAGTGGCTTTTGTTTCAGGAAGGAGGGCACATGGGAAAAGAAGATGCAGACGGCTATGTACGTGTCAAGATAGACGTTGACACGTCGCAGGAGAAAAAGATTAAGCGTTCCCTGGAGGATATTCAGGATGATGCGGACAACGCAAAAAGAAAACTGGATGCGTTAAAAGAGACAGGTGTTGATGAGAACGCGAAAGCCTACCGTAAGGCAGCGGAAGACCTTGAAAAATACAACAAAGAGCTTGATGAATATATAAGAAAGCAGAAGGAAGCAGAGACCGCCGCGGCGAGCCGGGCTAAAGCTACCCAGACCGGCGATTTTGACAGTATCAGTGATCAGGTGGAGGACTATGAGACGCGCCTTCGAATGCTCCGCAACAAGGGCTATGGTCCCGGTGATGAGCATTTTGATGAGCTGTATATTGCATGGAAAAACGCGGCGGATGCGGAGAAAGAGTACCTTGCTGGGCTTGAAAAGCTAACGGACAAGGGAAAAGAACTGGAAGCGGAGAGAGCGCGTAAAGGGGAAGAAACACAGCAGAAGGTATCACAAAAACGCGAGGAAGAGGCGCGCAAGCTTGCAGAGCAGGCGGCAGAATATGAACACTTGAATAGGCTTCGTGCCAATGCACAGGTGCGTGATAAAGACCTTGTGAAGCTTCTTGAAAGGCAGGAAGCCATCACAGCACGCATGGCAGAGCTTAAGCGCGCAGGAGTGGGCGAGGGCTATAAGGAGTATGATAGCCTGAGCCAACAGCTAAAGGATGTCAACAGCTCCATAGCAGAGTGCAGGGACGGTTTTAAAAAGGTTGGTAAGAGCAGTAAGAAAACCTTGGAGACATTGAACAAGAATACCAGGAAAACCTACGGAATGTTCGGTATGCTGGCTTCAAGACTTAAGGGACTGGCTCTGAGCCTTCTTATATTCAACTGGATTTCAAAAGGCTTTAACGCTATGGTTGCCGCCATGAAGGAGGGCTTCAAGAATCTTGCTTCGTATTCCAAGGAATACAACAGTGTGATGTCCGCATTCATGAGCAGTCTGGCAGAGCTTAAGAACAACCTGGCAGCAGCATTTGAGCCGATTGTAAACACGGTCGTGCCATACCTCACACGGATGGTCAGTGGTCTCAATGCGGCGATAGAATCATTCAGCCGGTTCATTGCCTATATGAGTGGTAAGAACACCTATACACGGGCAAAAAAACAGATGCTTGATTATAAAAGCACTGTGGACAGTACAAATAAGTCGCTTGCGGATTTTGACAAGCTCCATGTGCTCAACGATAACTCATCCGGCGGAGAGAAGACAGGTGCGGATGCATTTGAGACAGTCAACATCGGAGAAGTTCCGGAGAGCTTCAAGCAGTTCAAGAACATCTATGAATCCTATGTAAAGCCTGTATTTGAGAGATTCAAAAAAGCTATAACATGGTTTGGCGGCGAAGCTAAGGGCGTTCTTACCAATATCTTCGGTGATATAGCGGATGGTGCCGGGAACCTTTGGAACAGTATTAAGAATCTCTGTGATCAAATGCAGCCGTATCTGGAACCGTTATTCGATAATATCAAAAAAATGTTTACGGTACTGTTTGAGGTGATGTCCGGGATATGGGAATCTATAGGTGCTCCGATATTCGGATTTATTGTCCAACTGCTTCAGGATACGATAGATTATTTTGCCGGGCATACAGGAGAAATGTCGGATGCTTTCGGTGAGTTTGTAGATAATGTGGAGGATAGCTGGGAGAATCACCTCAAGCCGGCATTGGAGGCTATAGGGAACTTTCTGGATGAATGGTTGTTGCCGGTATTCAGAGAGGCATTTAAAAAAGGTATTCTTCCGATGATCGGAGATACTTTTAAGGCAATTGATGAACTTGTAAATGATTCATTTCTCCCGATATTTAACGGTATCTGCGAGTTCCTTGAGGGTACATTTAGTTTAGATTTTGAAAAAGCCATGAATGGCATTAAAAGTATTGTCAGAGGCGTTATTAACGGCATAATCATTCTTGTTCAAGCCGGTATAAATATTGTGATTGACGGAATAAATGCAATCATTGGCGCGTGGAACAGCATTGCGTCCAAGGTACATGCACCGACACTTGACCTTGCAGGCAAAGTAAGCCTTCCGAAGCTTCAGGAGGATGGAAGCTGGAGTTCACTTAGAGTTGGTAACACTTCCAGAGGATATGATTCCGAAACAGGAAGAACATACGGAGGACATCAGGTATCAGGTAATACCGGTGAGTCGGTATTTTATGGTAATTCTAATCCTAGATATAAATACGGAGCACCATCGGACTGGAAGAACAACAACGGTCTTTCAAACAGCGTTAAGGCAGGCAGTACATTTGGCGGAAATGAGAACAACACATACATCTTCGAGGCTAAGCTTGATGGTCAAACACTTTTCAAAGAGGTGGTCAATCAGGATAAGCTGCAGAAGAAACGGACAGGCTATAGTGCATTGGCAGATTAGGAGGTAGAAGGATGGCATTTGAGGGTTGGTTGATCAAGTTCGGCAATGTGCAGCTCCCTAACTCATACCTTCTAGCTGATGGATGGGAGAGCACACCGAATCAGAGAATTGAGATAAAAGCGTGGAGAGATGCGAATGTGCTCCTGCACAGAGATACGTCATCGAATTTCAAGACATCGCTAAAGCTCAATATCAGGGAAATGAATTTGCAGGAGAGGACAGCTCTAAAAACTGTGATAGGGCTTGCTGCTCTGCCTCAGACTGATAGGAACCAGCGCCGTGTCAATGTGACCTACTGGAATGATGAGGACCTGGAGTACAAGTCGGGTATTTTTTACATAAGTGATACAACCTACACCATACACAGGATTGACGAGAATAACAACGATATTGAATACAATGCACACACCATAGGGCTTACGGAATATTAAATGTGGATAGGAGGTGGATACTGTGGATTATAAAGAGATTTTTTATAAGGATAGCGTAGAAAAGCAGGTGACGATCAAGTCCGATGACGGACTTATCGACATTGGCAACGGCGATTTCGAGGGTGAGACGATGGAGTTGACCGAGAGCGTGTGTGATAAGGACGAGCTTACTTTCGGAGCATGTTCGGCGGCACAGCTCAGATTCACAGTATCCGGTGGGTTTTCACTGCAGGGCAAGTGGCTGAATGTTGATATTGGGCTGAAAAGCGAAGATGCATTTGCAAGTCCGTACAGGCTTGGGCGGTATAAAGTCAACTCTGATAAGCCAACGGCGGACAGAACCAGTCGAAAGGTTATAGCCTATGACGCTCTATATGACATTCTTCAGGCTGATGTTGCGGGCTGGTATAACACTATTCTTCCGGAGGATGACAGCCGGGTATATTTGAGGGATTTCCGCGACAGTTTTTTCAATCATTTCGGTATAGAGCAGGAGGACATTACTCTTGTAAATGATGATATGTGGGTTGAGAAAACTGATAAAGCCGGTGAGCTGAGTGGCGCGGCTGTAATAAACTGCATCTGCGAGATAAACGGCTGTATGGGTCATATTGACCGGGAGGTGAAGTTTGAATATATCTACCTCGAGCCGATATCAGCTCCGGATGACATAAGTAAGAGCTTATACACTTCGGCTGCCTATGAGGATTACATAGTACAGCCAATTGATAAGCTGCAGATCAGGCAGGAAGAGGATGATATCGGGGTTATCGTTGGTGACGGCAGCAATTCATATATCATAGAGGATAATTTTCTGGTATATGGGAAAAGCTCTGCTGAATTAACCTACATAGCCAATAATATTTTTACTAAGATTAAGGGCTTAGCATACAGACCCTTTACTGTGGAGTGTATCGGGAATCCATGTATCCCTGTCGGCGCTCCGGTGCGCGTGATATCTACTTACGCAACAATTGACAGTTATGTATTTACGCGGACTCTGAAAGGTGTGCAGTCGCTTTCAGACACTTATGCGGCAGCAGGTAATGAGCACCGTACAGGCAAGGTCAATAGCATTCAGAAGCAGATTATACAGCTTAAAGGCAGGTCAAATGTGCTTTCCCGAACCATCGAGGAGACCAAGAACACAATCAGCGACATAGAACAGGGACTTAAGAATGAAATCACAGCCACAGCTTCGGATTTTGATGTGAAGCTCAGGAATCTACAGTCTGAGATAGATGGACAGATAGAAGTGATTAACGGCCATGGTCAGCCGGTACTGGATAATTACCCGGCGTACAACTGGACATCTGGACCTAGGACAGGGGATAAGCTGGTTGAGGGCTTAAGGTTCACCTATTCTGATGAGGTGTATCGCAAACACCAGAGGACATTGTTCTTCGATGAGGATACAGCGACCACTTATCGTTTTATAAAAAAAGATGAGATGTGGATATGGGAGCCGTTGGGAAACACGGAGTACTCCGTGCTGCAGAAGCAGATAACAGACCTGAACGTAACAGCTCAGGGCATTACCGAAAGCATGGAGGAGCTTTCGGTCAAAATCTCAAATGAGTATATCACGCAGGTAGCAGCGGAGACTCTTGTGTCCAAGACAGCGAACGGAATTAAAGAGGATATATCCAAGGTGTACACAACGAAGGACGATATCAGCAGCTTCAGGAACAGCATTGAAAAAACGGCAGCAGGGCTTACGGCACAGATAAGCGAAATCAATGAGGCTCTTGATGGGGCAAATGAGGTGTACACCATAAGAGGACAGCCTACGCTCAGTAATTACCCGGCATATAACTGGACATCGGGACCTAAGGCAGGCGATAAGCTGGCTGAGGGTCTGCGCTTTACATACACCGATGAGAGCTACCGCAAGCATAACAGGGCATTGGTGTTTGATGAAGCTGCCGGGAAGACCTACAGATTTGTAAAAAACGGAGACACATGGGGCTTCACAGATGTGGGAGACACAGAATTCTCATGGGTAAACAGGAAACTTGCTGAGTACAAGGTGACTGTTGATGGTGTATCTGCCGACCTGTCAAAGTTCGAGACAAAAGTTGGAGCGGACTACATAACAAAAGTTGAATCGCAGGCCAGCATTAGGCTGGTGCAGGACAGTCTCACAGAGCAGTTCTCAAAGACCTATGCTACGCTGGATAATCTTGGCAATTACTCAACCACTACACAGATGAACACAGCGATAAGCGAGAGTGCAGGCGGTGTGAAAAAAGATATAACCAAAATATTGACAGACGATTATTACACAAAGCAGCAGATGTATACTGCGATAAGCGAGAGCGCCGAAGGAATTAAGAGCACGGTCGCAGCGTCAAACAGTAAATGGGATTGTGGCAGCTATGAGGGGGCGATTAGTTATTACGAGTATGGTGATCCTTGGGAAAACGGCTACAAAGCTGTTGATAAGTTTTTAAAGCAATATTATTTGGACGTATCGAATGGGTGTATATACTATTGCCATTACATAAACGGTCATGATGGAGAAATTGACTGGAAAGCAGTGTATAACTGCAAGACCACATATACACAGCTGCAGACGCACGCGGAACAGCTTGAAAGCAAATTCTCATGGCTGGTCAAAAGCGGGGACAGTGAATCCGATATGGTTTTAACCGACAGGCTGTATGAGCTTGTTACGGAGCACATTGACTTGACTGGTTTGGTTACGATTTCATCTCTGAAAGAAAGCGGACAGACCATCATCAATGCCGACAACATTCTTACCGGAACAATCAAGGCTGTGACTATTGAGGGATGTAATATAACAGGTAGTGCAATTGCGTTTGCCAATGATTCCGGTGGGTGGAATTCAGTGTTAAATTCAGAAGGGATGTGGATAATAGGCAACGGTACATTGGCTGAGCCGGATTTTCAGGTTGATAAATGGGGTTTTCTGCGCCTTGGAGGAAGAGTAAAAATGAACCCAGCAGGGGTATGGTGGGCAGATAATGCTGGAACAGAACATTTTAAATCATGGTCTGAAATTATGGGATTTTAAATTATAAGGAGGAGCA